CCTGTCTCACGGCGACCATTACGAGCCACCTGCTTATCTGCAGCCTCACGGTTGAACATACCGCGCTCACCCGACTTACTGTCATAGAGAGCCAACCATTCACGCATGAAGGTTCCCATCTCTGGCTTTTGCTTGTACGCTACAGAGTTGTTCGCCAACGCACGTTGCGGCTCTGTTTCCCACCACATACCAGACTTGGCGTGTGCCATCTGGTCATCGTTCAGATTCGACAAGCTGATGAGTGCGCTACGGCGAACCCCGCCTACAACCACAATCTCCCCAACCTTACACATCAGGTCGTGACACTCGATTGGGAACAGCTTGCGTCCCTTGGCCTTCTTAAATGTCTCCACCGTGAAGTTGAAAAGGTCAGCAAGCGGCTGCGGACCGCTGGCTCTACCACCCATAACCTTCAGGCGTTCACCCGCTTCACGAACCCCAGACATATCCCACGATGGAACCTGCCCTGCATAGAGAAGTGCAATCAGTTCGCGAAGTGCTTTTGCCCATCCGGGCTTACTGTCGCCAACCTTGATTACAGTACTCGAATCATTAAAGTTGTCGCTGATAGTCGGTAGCTTATCCACATTTTCCCGTTCGACAGAGAAACCAACACCCGTACCACACATCAATATGTACATACACTCATCGAACGCACGAGGGCTATCTACAGGAATATAGCTACAATTATATCCGCATACATTGTCACGAGCCAAGGCAGGTCCGGCAGTCATAACTGCCCTCATACTTGGCATCACTTTCAAGGACAGAATAGCGTCTTCTAGTTCTGTCTTCAGTGAATCAGGAAGCTCATAGCCGTGCTTATCACGCACATGCTCATCCATAAAAGAAATATATCTGGATACAGTTTCATCCCAGTTCTCCCTGCGCTGTTCGTCGTCTAACCAACGAGCATAGCGTGATTTGTGAATGAATTGCTGATAGGGGGTTGGTAGTTGGTTGCTCATTATTTTTCTCCTCGAACCTCTAATAACCGATTTAAGTACCACTGGGCTTTCTTTAGGTCTTCGTTTCCATTCTTGTAACGATACCGCCAGAGGTATTTAATTATGTTTCCTTGCAGGTAATATTCAAAGCCACCGTCTGTTGCTGCTGCAATAGCGTCCACACATTCAATACCTGCCTGATTGTAGTGTGGTGGCTTGTTCACCATGTCTGCAGGGGGATTGTTTTCCCCGTAGTTTCCGTACTCATCGAAGCCTCGCTTCTTCATGTATTCTTCGTGCCTCATCTTTCATCCCCACTGCCTTGGAGCCTGTTGCGATTCTTGCGGTCTTCTAGCTTGTCTAGGTTCATCTGTGCAACCTCTTCCAAGCTGTAGCCCAAGTCTCGTGCTAATACTGCTACATACCATAGCACATCCCCTAGCTCTTTGGCAATGTGATTCTTGTAGAATAACTCTGTCTGGTCATCCCTGATAATCTTCTTTACCTTATCCGCAACCTCACCTGCTTCTCCTGCAAGACCTAGCGCAGGATACACAATAGCATATTGCTCTGAATAGATTGCAGTAGACTCTGCTCTTATCTGATACTCATCTAGTCTCATTGCTTCGTTCCAAAATCAACCTTGAGGACATTGTGTTCGCGTTCTCTGATACGGTCTGTTGCTTCTACCTCTACACCTTCCTGCTCTAGTTCATTGAGCATGGTGTCCTTCATTTCCATGAATGAGATACGAGCGAGACCAGCCTGTATGATGCGGTCAAAGTCATTCTCTAGTAGTTCAACAAGCCCCTGCTGCGCCACGAACCCCGCATCCATATACTCAGGGTCATCCGGTATGCTCGTTGTGTCATAGGCAGTCATTATAAAATTATCGTCATCCATTTTCTTCAGGATGATATACCACCTGTCTTTTAAGAGGCTTGCCTTTTCAAACTCACGCTCATCAATCATTCTTCAACCACTCCTCTGGTATGCCACCCTCAGCCCACGGGAATCCGTAACGGTTAGCCCAGTCAGCATAGCTGGTCTTGCTGCCTCTGTAAATCTTGTTCGTGGCTCGTAGGAATACGAACCGGATATCCAACTCAGGATGCTGTTGCTTAATAAGCTGCATCTTCACCCTGTCACCCTTATCTAGGTGACCCTTGGCTTCTATGTAGATATCCTGTTCAGGAAGATAGAAGTCTGGAGTATATGTTCGCGGCTTGGGTATGTACTCAAACTTAGCCTGCTCATATTCAAAATTAACTTTACGGTCTGCAAGAGACCGCGCAAGGCTAATCTCGAACTGCGACCTAAATCGTGTCTGTCTCATAATCCTAGCAACGGAAACGCCGCCTTCACCCCTTCTAGCCTTTTTAATAGATACCGTCCTACTTTTGGGGACTGTTTTTCTAGCTGTGATATTTCTTTTGAGATTTCCATTGTCGGTAAGCATACTACCAAACCTTGCCGCAGGTAATGAACAATGTTCTGAAATTCCTCTTCTATCTTTGTCATGTCACGAACTTCTGTTTCAGATTTCAAAGACCCATCTGATGAGAAGTTATCTCGCAAGGTTAGAGGCAATGCAACCTCTAAGCCGCGAACCCGTACTGTAGAACGACCACCCCCACGACGCTCATGTGATTCCACGAACACACAGTATAGCTGCGGATTCAAGTCGAACAGTTCGTGGGGGTATTCTCGTGTGTACAGCACCGGCATCAGTCTAGCTCCCGCTTCACCAGTTTAGTGTACCATACGTGAGGCTTGAACCGTGCCTTGGATGTTACTTTCGGTGCAAGCTCTGCATTCTTCCAGCAGATAGTCTTGAATGAACAAAAGGTGCAGGTCTTTGGCATCAGACGATTTCCTGTCTCTACCTTTTGCCTGTCGATAGTAACAGTCTCTGGCTGAGATTGAAACGGCACCTTGAAAGGAGCGTCTTCAATAATAGCCTTCACCCGTTTGTTCGCATCTTCTAGGTATGTTGCACGGTCAACAGACTGTTCGCGGGGTGCTTCTACAAAGTCCCACTCACCAGTAGACTTGTTGATTACAATCCAACCACCGAAGCGTTTACCTTCAGATTCACCGTACAGGTGACCCTGCATGACATATCCGAACGGGTCATCTTCCTTGATGACATCGTAGCCACCACGACCAGAAAACTTGTTATCGAATGACCACGGGCTTGCTGTCTTAATATCCCAGACCTCTTCTTCTCCGTCTATGTCGAGAATCAAGTCTAGAGTTCCGTTGACAGTCTCTCCAGCCAGTTCGAGGCTGCACTTCTTCTGTTCGTCAACTACCTTCAATCCTGCTGCCCTCATCACAAGAATGGCGAAGGCTTCTAGCAGGTCACCGGTTGCGAACCGTACTATATCATTATAGGCAACATCTTGTTTGTGTCCTTGCTTTTCAAGCTGCTGCTGACAGAGAGGGCGACCTACACCGGACATACGAATCCGATAGTCACCACGACTAGAGAACTGCTTACGCATAGCTGCCTTACAGTCCTCACCAAACTGTTCTATCAAAGGTTCGAGGCGAGAAGAATCAACCTCTCCCCGCCCCGCCTTTTGTAGAAAGTCTTGTACTTCTACAAGTGGTAACATGACTAGCCAGCCAGACGCTGCGACAAGTCGATATCATCAGAAGAAGACATTGCTTTCTGAGCCTGCTTGTATTCTTCGAACACAGACTCATTATGTGCAATGACAGTCTCACCAAACTTCTTCATCAGTTCCTTATCTGTGTCACTGATGCTTACTTCCTTGACCAGAGACAGCTTAGGTGTCCAGTAGACAACACCACCGTTCTTCTGCTTTTCAGTAGTCAGTTCGATGACTGCCTTTTGCATCATAATCTTACGGTCTGTAAGCTGCTTCTGAATAAAGTCACTAACAGGTCGGAACCCTGACCGCTTGAAATATGCCACGAACGGCATTGCCTCGATAGGAGCAGCAGTACCGTCTGCCAAGGTAGCATCTGCAGCGTCTAAGACACCGTAGATTACCTGATTACAGTTGACCGAACGGCTCAACAGAACACGAGGGTCATCTTGATTCAAGGCTTCTTCTTCTTGCCGTGACAGGCGACCACACTTGTTACCGCCAGATGTATCTGGGAAATCCCCACCTAGCTTATTCTTTTGCACAGACTTGCAGGAGAATTTGCCCTCTTCTTGGTCCCACACAGACCATTCGAAGGTACGCATCAATGGGCGAATCTGTACACTATCTGCATAGACCGGTGCTGAACCGTTCCAGATTCTCCACGCACCGCGCTTCAAAACTATACCGTCATCGGTCTCTGTTTCATAGTTAATGGTCAGGCGTGGCAGTCCAAGCTGCGGCTTACTATCACCGTCCTTCTGACCACTCAGTTCCATTAGGGATTCCTCATTACCTTCTTCGAAGGCAGCAAGGAAGTTATTCAAGTCATCATTTACATTTTGTAGTTCTGTGCTCATAGCGTTCTCCTTAGATGAGCGTTTAGCGTAAAGGGATTATACAGTAAGTACCTCTTCCAAGTCAAGCCAGTTTTTTCCCATTTTTAGTTCGATACCAACCGGCATGTCATAGGCAATCCCGTACCTATTCTTTGATTCCAATGGGATGGCTAACATACATTCAGCCATCGTGTCAATACAAATTTTTTCTTCGCCCGGATATACATCCATCACGATAGAGTCGTGAACAGTGTTGCAGATTACCGAACGCAAATCCTGTTCGCGGATTCTTTTATCCAACAAAACCAGTGACATAGGCAGTAGGTCAGCAGTTGCGAACCCCTGCACAGGATAGTTGCAGATAGCTGTTCGGTCAGTTGCCGTACCCCAGTCTGTCCACTTGGCTTGTGGAAAAGCGTACTGTCGTCCTGAAGGAAGCTGTATGTACTTTTTGGTAACCGCGTGTTTTTGCAGGAACTCATGCCACTTAGTTACATCGTTGTACTTTTCCTTGAATGCACTGTAATAGCGTTTCTGGTCTTCAGTACCCGATACACCACCGTACAGAGGTTTGAAGGTGTGAGCCTTAGCATCTTGCCGCGAACATCCTATGATACTGGCAGTGTAGCTATGCACATCTGTTCCTGCTTCCACATCAGCCCTGATGCCCTCGTCCTTGGCAAGAAATCCAGCGACACGAAACTCTAGCTGGGCATAGTCGCCCTCTAGAATTGACCCACCCGCGAACCGACTCTCTACAGCCTTACGGATGATGAAGGTAGAGCCACGTGGCATATTCTGGAAGTTAGGGTTGCGAGAAGACAGACGACCCGTTGCAGTAACACACTGCATAAATTCTGTGTGAATGAATCCCTG